CGAACCAGAAAAAAACGAGCAAGAAAAGCGCGACGAAGCTGAGTGGGAACACCAGATGAAAATGGACAAAATCGAACAAATGCACGACTTTTTAGGCGAGCGAGAAACGGAGGAAGAGGAGTGAGCACGATAGTTGGTATTGACCCTGGTAACAAAGAAACCGCCGTTGTGGTTTTGTATAACAATAAAATTGCTAATCACATTTACATGGCAAACGATGATGTGATGGAGTATCTAAGATTTTATGAACTAAGAGACGCTGAAATCTATTGCGAAATGATAGCAAGCTACGGGATGCCAGTAGGTAAAAGCATTTTTGATACTTGCTTATTTATCGGGCGCATCATCGAATTGTTGCCAGATGTAAGGCTCATAACGCGAAACGTAGTAAAAAACGCAATTTGCCACAGCAGCAAAGCAAAAGACGCGAACATTCGCCAAGCGTTGATCGACATCTACGGCGAAGTAGGAACGAAGAAAAACCCAGGCGGCACGTTCGGAATCAGCGGGGATAAATGGGCGGCATTGGCAGTTGCTACGGCGGCATCAAGGGGCGCAAAACTTTACGAAATAAGCGAACTAGAATCAACAGAACCAGAAACAACAACAAAATGAGTAATACACTACTAAAACTGAAAATTGACCTACTCAAGGTCACGGGCGCGAAGATCATCAATGCTAAAGATGGCATCGAGTATCTAGCAATTCCCATCAAAACCAGCGGCATGTTTTATGCTGGCAAAGGCTGCTATCTCGACCTCGACATGCGCGAGAATAGAGACGGCGTTGACCAATACGACAACACCCACATGTTGATAATCTCGCCAACCAAGGAGCAGCGGGAAGCCAAGGAGCGAACGCCGATCGTCGGCAATGCCAAGACGCTGACATTCGGCGACAGAGCGCAACCAGCACCGCAGAAGCCAGCACCGAAGCATCACAGCCAGGTTGTAATTCCAGAGGATGACGATTCGGATTCAATTCCCTTTTGATCTGAAATAATTATTGACAATCGGAAGAAAACCAACTTTAACAACTTTCGCCGCAACCTCACCGTGGCGATTAACGACAACACACTTTGCCCGTTGCGGGTCAGTTCTAAAATAGCCAAGGCGTTTTAGGTGGGGGCTGAATCGTAACGGGCTTTTTTATACTATGAAAACAGACTACGATAAATTCCTACAATCAAAAATCAAAATTGAAAAAGAACAGGGGCATGAAATACATGCTAGCGGCATCAATCCAATTCTAAAGCCTCACCAAAAGGCTATTGTTGAATGGATGGTAAAAGGCGGGAGACGCGCTTGCTTTGCGAGCTTTGGGCTTGGCAAGTCAATCATTCAACTTGAAAGTGTGCGCATCACTCGCGACATTTCTGGAGGCATGGGGTTGATTGTGATACCGCTAGGCGTTCGGCAAGAGTTCGTTAGGGACAGCCTAGAGATTCTCAAATGGGAACACGCTCCTAAGTTTATTCGCAGAATCGAAGATGCTACTGATCCTAACGGAATATACATGACCAACTACGAAACGATCAGAGACGGCAAGCTAGACCCTGCTGAGTTCACGGTGGCAACACTTGACGAGGCTAGCGTGTTGCGCGGATTTGGCGGCAGTAAGACCTTTCGTGAGTTCATGCGACTATTTACGGGCGATGGCGGCCCGAGTCGCAATCACCGCCAAGACGGGAAAACGGTGCAGTTTCGATTTGTCGCAACCGCTACGCCATCGCCAAACGATTACATTGAGCTGCTGGCATACGCTGACTTTCTCGGTATCATGGATGTATCACAAGCAAAAACGCGCTTTTTCAAACGTGATTCAACCAAGGCTGACAAGCTCACTTTACACGCGCACAAAGAGGAAGAGTTTTGGCTATGGGTTAGCTCATGGGCATTATTTGTGCAGCGGCCAAGCGACCTTGGTTTTTCTGATGATGGCTATTCCATGCCACCGCTACAAGTTCGCTGGCATGAAGTTGAAACCGATCACAAGAACGCTGGATATGACAAGCTAGGGCAAGGAAAGCTACTGAAAGATGCAGCTATCGGAATACAAGACGCAAGCCGCGAGAAGCGCGAGAGTCTAACAAAGAGAGTTGAGAAAATGCTAGAAATTCGCAATGAGTTTCCAGATGATCATGTTCTAATTTGGCATGATTTAGAGGATGAGCGACACGCAATCCAAAAAGCAATCCCATCATCGAAAGCGGTTTTCGGAACGCAGGAATTAGAGTTGAGAGAGAAGCTCATCATTGATTTTTCTAACGGTGAATATGCCGAACTTTCTACGAAGCCTCGCATTGCTGGAAGCGGGTGCAACTTCCAAAGACATTGTCACTGGTCAATCTTTTTAGGCATTGGATTCAAGTTTAATGATTTCGTACAGGCAATCCACCGTGTCCAGCGTTTCGGGCAAAACAAACCCGTTCGCGTTGATATTATTTTTTCAGAAGCAGAAAGAGGAGTTCGCCAACAACTCGAAAGAAAATGGCACCAACACACAAAACTAACAAACAAGATGAGCGAGATTATTAGAACATTTGGGCTATCAGCGCAAGCGATGGCGGGGACATTGGCACGAGGAATGGGCATGGATCGGGTAGAGATTCAAGGCGAGCATTTCCGCATCGTGAATAATGACACGGTAATTGAAACGGCGGCATTGCCAGAGAATAGCGTTGACTTGATTGTCACTTCTATTCCTTTCTCGACGCAATACGAATACAGTCCTAACTACGCTGACTTCGGACATAGCGAGGGCAACGAGGAGTTCTTTGACCAGATGGATTTCCTGACACCTAACTTGCTGAGAGCATTAAAGCCGGGACGCTTGGCATGTATCCACGTCAAAGATCGCATCATTCCAGGCGGCATGACGGGCCTAGGATTCCAAACGGTTTACCCTTTCCACATGCACACGATGAACCATTTCTTGAAACATGGATTCGCATACATGGGCATGAAAACGATTGTTACAGACGTTGTGCGAGAGAACGCGCAAACATACCGTTTAGGATGGACTGAGCAATGCAAGGATGGCAGCAAAATGGGCGTAGGAATGCCAGAATACTTGCTCATGTTTCGCAAGCCACAAACTGATTCGACAAAAGGCTATGCTGATGAGCCAGTTATCAAATCAAAAGAGCGATACAGCCGCGCAAGATGGCAAGCAGACGCACACGGATTCACAAGGTCAAGCGGTAATCGGTTACTGACAAAAGCAGACTTTGACGGACTTTCTCACGCTGAGGTTTTCCGCAAGTTCAAGGCATGGTCGGAAACACAGGTTTACAGCTACGAAAACCACGTTGAGATTGCGGGATGGTGTGATGAAATGAACATGCTCCCTACTGGCTTTATGCTTTTGCAACCGCAGTCATGGAGCGAAGAAGTATGGTCAGACGTGACACGCATGATGACGCTTAATTCACAGCAATACAGCAAGGGGCAAGAAATGCACTTATGTCCTCTACAATTCGACATTGTTGATCGTTGCATTAAGCAATTTACCAACAAAGGCGAAACGGTATTTGACCCGTTCGGTGGGATCATGACGGTGCCGTATCGTGCAATGAAATTTAAGCGCAAGGGAATAGCGTTTGAATTGAACAAGTCATACTTTGCAGATGGTGCGGGATGGTGTGCGGCGATGGAAGCAGAAATCAGCATCCCTGACTTGTTCGACATGGAAGCACTAGACCGTGACAACGGGGCGCAGGATTACACTGCGAACAAGAAAGAAGCGGTTGAACTTGAAACGGCAACTGATGATGCAATCGACGAAAATCAGGTTGAGCTTGCTTTGTAAAACAAACCTTGACAAGTCAGCCTAACTGCTAGGCTGGCGCGTCGAGATTCGACACGCACGTAATTCCCGTGATGAAACTAACAAACAACAAATACGCCGCCATGCGTTCGCTTGCCAATCTTACGGTTGGGGGAATCTTGCGAACCTTGGCGGCGAACCTTTTTTAATGAGCAAACCTCCAGCATTTCAATTTTACGCCGCTGATTTCATGGTTGGAATCATGGGCATGTCAGACGATGAAACAGGCGTTTATATTAAAATGCTTTGCGTTCAATGGCTGCACGGATCGCTTCCAAATTGCAAAAAAACGATCAAAAAAATGATCAATTCTCGCAAAGTTCCAAGCGAAATGGTGTTGCGCAAGTTTGTTATTTGTGATGATGGTTTTTTGCGGAATGAACGCATGGAAACAGTGAGAGAAAAGCAAAAATCCTTTGCAGATACAAGGAAAAACAACGCCAACAAGCGATGGGATAAAGAGAAAAACGAGAATGCACTAGCAATGCACGTGCATGACCGTAGCATATGCATAACCGATGCTCTTCATTCTTCATCTTCTACTTCATCTACTAAAGTATTATCTAAAGATAATACTAAGGGCGATTTCGAAAAAATTTACAGTTTATATCCAAAAAAAGTAGGCAAAGAAGCGGCTCTAAAATCCATTGCAAAAGCACTTAAGAAAATCGACGCTGCCAAGCTAATCGAAATTGTCGCACAATACGCAGAATCACAAAAAGGCGCAGACATGCAATTCATTCCAAATCCTGCAACCTGGTTTAATCAAGGCAGATGGCAAGATGACCAATCGACATGGGTGCGAGAAAACAAAATCAACTACGGCAAAAGCACCTACGCTGACAGACACCCGACAGACCCAGAAGCAAACCAATCACATGAGGACTTCCTAAAATGAGCGAATTAGAAGAAATTTATGCTAAGATTGAAAAGACTATCGAAGCGGAGAGTCAGAAATACGACTCTTTGCACACTGGTGACGTTGCCGCGCTCATTTCAGAGTCATGTAGGGTGAGCATACCAATAATAGGGCAAACCACGCGCCACGACGATTCTGTGACGATTCACGGCGAGTATTGGCAAGCGGCATACGAACGGGCAAAAGTATGCGCTGAACGTGGGGGGCTGATTGTCGCCTACGGTGGGCGCGGAACGGGCAAAACGCAGATGGCTTTTCACCTTGCAAGAAATGTCAACTTCCCGAACTGCACACTGCCGACGATTTACAAAAACGGATTTACACCAGAGACAAAACCACGACCAGCGATTTACACGAAAGCGATGGAAATCTTTCTCGACTGCAAACATTCGTTTTCTCGCAAAGACGCGCCGACAACAAAAGAGATTTTGCAAAAGCTAGAGGATGCTGCGTTCCTAATCATCGACGAAGCACAGGTGCGCGGAGAAACAAAATTCGAGGATGATCTTTTAACTCATCTAATCGACAAACGCTATGACGGCGAACGGGCTACAATGCTCATAACCAACTTAGGGCGAAAAGAGTTTGCTGCCACTCTTTCACCCTCAATCATATCCCGCATCGAGCAAATCGGATGCGGGATTGATTGCAACTGGCAGAGCTACCGAACCAAAACAAACAACACGAAATGAAAGACATAACAGAAAACAAACACGGAGGGAACGCCAACTCAACAGCGGCGTTTGAAACTATTGAAAACCAACTAAAGCCACGACAACGAGAGGTGCATAGCTGCATTTTTTGGAGCAACGGCGTAACTTGCAAAGAGATAGCCGACACGTTGGCAACTGGCATGAACGCAATCAGCGGCCGACTAACCGAACTCAAAGCAATGGGGAAAATCAAAGTCGTCGGACGGCGTGACGGATGCGCGATTTATGAAATCAACGAATCATGAAAACACTAGAGCAACTGATCGAGGTAACCCTGGCAGCGCGGACACCAGAGCAACTAGCTTTAGGATGGCTAAGATACGAGGAGCTACGCAGATTCAGCGTTGCGGCGTATCAATGCCTAACAGATAGGAATTTACGCGGTGAAAACTTTGACGAAATGGTGACAAATGAACTTTTGAAGCGGGAAAATCCCTAACAAAACGCGCCTTGCAACCATTGTGGAATAAGGAAAAGTGAAAATAAATAAAAATAGTTGCATTTAGTTATAGACAAACCGCAAACAATGTTCTAGATTGTCCTTGTCACCGCGAGTGACACTAACGACACTAACTAACACACGATATGAAAACTACCAGATCACGCACAGAAACATCTCGCTTTTTTAAGTTCAAGGGGATTCCAGTAATTTGCTACAAAAACAAATTCGGCAATGCTCCTATTGCATGGATGATTTACACGCAAGGCGAGTGGTCAAGCTGGCCAATGACGCGCGATTCTATCCGATATATCGCGAATCGTTTAACCGCTTAACAAAAACAGGGGCGCGACTGAATACGCGCAACACTAACACCATGAACAAAAACGAAACACTACGCGAGATCGTAGCACACCGCCAAGACCTGCACGGGCTGGCAAGCGACTGTCCGGACATATCGGCGGCAATACTGTCCACACGGGCAGCCCTGGACATCGCTCAGGACATGGCAGAGACGGACAATCCTACACTCCCTCACGCCATGGCGACCATTAAGCGGCGCATTGCCGTTATCAAATCGCAGTCGCACAAACTTAAACAATCTCCTAGCCGAGTGGCTAACGGGTAACATAATCCCCGCCGGCGCCGACTAACGATCTTTGGGCAAGCACTGGCGGGGGAAAACACTTTACAAAATGAACGAATATAGACTAATCAACGACATCGCGGACGGCGCAGGATGCACAAGCTCGGACGTGCTAGGCTACATGCGAACACAGCACATTGCCGACGCGCGGGCAGTGGCCCAATACATACTAAGAGACTACGGTTGGACATGGCAGCGGATTGCAGACTTATTTAATTGCCATCATTCGGCGGTAATACACAATTACAAAAAGGTTGTAAATGATGAAAAACTAATGATAACAGCTAACAAACTAAGAACACTATGAACGACACACCGAGAACGGATGCTAAAATGTTTCCCGCATGGAGATGGGACACGCACACAATGGAATACGTGCCTAACGGCATCGGATTTTCTGCCGAGGATGCCCGTAAATTAGAGCGCGAACTAGCAGCAGTCACCGAGCAGCGGGACGAGGCGCGCAAACTTGCCGAGAAATACCGCTACTTATCATGCGACAGCCTAGAGGAGGCTGATGAAACGCTGCTGCCTTGGGAAATAACAACCCCGAACAAACAAAATGACGACAATAAAACAACGCGCTAAGAAGCACCTAGCTGAGTCTATGGCGGCTATTGTCAAACGGGCAACAACCGGGCGCAACGTATCATTTGCCGACATCACAACGCCATCCGTAAAAGGCGAGGAAATCAACGCGGTGAGACTCGCAATTATACACGCCGCAGCATCGAGCGGCATTACATCGGCTAACATTGCGAGGGGTCTGAACCTAGGCAGGGTAAACGCGACTCTGCTTGTCAAAAAGGCTGATTGCATGTATAGCAATAATGAAGCATTCAGGGACTCGGCAGATCGGGCTTATCAATCAAAATAAATCTCCAGAAATAAAATATGACACTAAACATTGACCAAGAATACAAAGCATTGATACCGCCATTAACGGCGAAAGAATTTGCACAACTAGAAGCAAACATTTTACGCGATGGATGCTTGTATCCGATTGTAACGTGGGAGGAAACAATCATCGACGGGCACAACCGATACGCGATTTGCAAAAAACATGATTTGCCTTTCAAAATTATCACGATGGAGTTTGATGATCGAGACGCAGCAATGGACTGGATGGACACTAACCAACTAGGACGGCGCAACCTATCGCCAGTTGATTTTAAGCTGGCACTTGGGAGGAGATACAATAGGACGAAGAAAAGCGTAGGAAAACCAGAGGGAACTATATTAGGTCAAATTGATCCAATATCCACTGCCGCCAAACTAGCCACCCAGCACGGCGTAAGTGAAGCAACAGTCAAACGCGCAGGCAAACTAGCCGAAGCCGTGGAAGCGCATCCAGAGATCAAGGAGGCGATTGCTAGCGGGAAGTCGATCAAGGAGGCGATGAAAGAGCATGAAGAACCAGAAACCACCGTTGTGAACGC